TGTTCAAGCACAGAAAGTTAGACGGCATAGGTTCAAAACAATAACAATGTTTTATTTTTCTTTTGCTACACGTCGAGGAGAAGTATCCTATATTTGCTCCTATATCAAAGACTACGTCTCCTTCTTCTATTTGAAAATATCTTTCGTAAGTCCTTGTTATTGAAATCTCTTTCCAGAGCTCGTCCTGCCATATACCCAAATTAAAAAACTCAAGAGTTTCTATTCCTAGTTCTTTTTGCCATTTTTCTGTATTCCATTTTTTGACTTCCAGCTCTTTTGCGGGAAGAAATAGCTTAGATACTTTTTCAACAGAAGGGTGACATTCAAAAGTTTCTTTCCCCTCTAAGCATTGCCATAAAGGAGGCGTTACATCAAATTTACCATGCTCTTTAACCGCATACTTCAAATCTGATGCGCAAAAAATATCACAATCACCACCAACATAAGTATATCTGTACTCTTGACTACCCATTCTAAACGGAGCACGGAATTTATAATTTATAGAACTACCTAATTGAACTATCTCTGTATTTGTGCAGCCAGCTAAATGGAGGAGACCTGTATCCATTGTAATGAATTTTTCTGCCCTATTAATAATGTGCCAAGTTTGGGATAGGTTAGCTTTTTCAGATAGGTCTATCAGGTTTGGGTTTTCTTTGAACTTAAATATATATTTTATCTTTTGCCAATTTCCTATTTCTGGTTGTTTTTCACTCTTGCCTGTTATGACTATCTTGTGCCCCAGCTCTATGAGGGAGTTTATTAACTCTTGCCAATTTTTTTGTGGCCAAGTTCTGGATTCCCAATTGAAAGCAGGGTGGATACAAATATAGTTTAAAGGAAGATCTAAGTCTTCGTATTTGTCAGGGGTAAAATCATATTCCATTTCTTCGGGTAAAAGCCCAAAACCCAAATACTTAGCGTGCAAGGCTCTTATATCGAAAGAATGGTTGAGTTGGTAACCCCCAACAATATCATGGACATCTCCGTCTTCGTATCCTTTTTTAACCTCATCGATGTTTTCGTTCCATGAAAATATTTTGTTAACGTATGGATTGTTTTTAAAAATTTCTACATTGTGGGTGACAACGTCTATTTTTTCTCCATAGGCTTGCGAGAGCTTCCTCAAAGATGGCGTAGTCGAAAGAATATCCCCAAGCCCGCAACAATGAATTAAATAAAGTTTTTTCATACCAGCCTCGGCGAAAAGGTTGCCCCGATTTCTTCTTTCTCGCTCATCATATCATTGTAACTTTTTAATGCCCAATTCGCCAACATAAGAGTTGTGTAATTATCTTTTCTTGCTCTTGTTGTCGCCGTGCTTCTCGCTAGATGTTGGGGCAGGTCAAAAGATTGGGTTCCTTTGGCGGTGGATTTTACTTCAATTAAGGTGCATTGTTTTTTCGTTTGATATACCCAGCTATCTTGGAACTCTATAAGGTCGAGTATTGTATCGTGACCAGTTTCCTTTAAGGGAATCTTGCAAGTGGAGATTCTGTCGAATTGAGTTCCATGAGCTGTTGCCCTCGAAGCAAACCATATTTTTTTATGATCTATGCTTGCTTGCAAATGCTCGTTAGCCTTTCTCAGCCAATTAGAAGTAAATACTTGTTTGAAGCAAATTTTATTATCTTCCATGTTATACTGGAATCTAGCTTTTCTTAATTCTTTTTGGTAGTCGATGCCTTCTTTGTCTGAGTCAAAGTCGAACATTTTCAATTCTATTTTTGATCTCTTAAACCATTCTGATTCATTGCAGCCGTCTATAAATTGGTACCCAGCATTATCAATACATAAAAATACAATATTAAAATTCGTCATTAAGTAATGGAGATACATTATGTGGTCTTTTAAATCTCCTCCCGCCACTGCGTAACTATGAACAAGGGTACCTTGATTAGTTTCCTCGTCTAGCTCCAATAGGGACATAGCAAAATAATCTGACGAAGGACTATTGCTAAAACTAGGGTCAATTCCTAATATATATTTTTCTTCTCTTTTTCCTATTATTTTTATTGTAGGGGTTTGTCCGTCAGGTATAGTGCATAAATGCATTTTTTTTGCACTAAAGTAACTGTCGCTTCCGTCGGTAAACTGGGCGCAATATTCTCGCTGGAAAGATGAATGGGATTGTCCTCCGCTTTGAGCTTCTTCGATAATAGTTTCGTCAATCATTTCCTCCGGCAAAGCTTGGTACCCCATTTGAGAAACAAAATAAGAAGCGTCACCCTTGCTGTTTGATTGAATTTTTCCTACCCACTCTTTGTATGTTTTGTATAAATTTTCAAAAGTATAAGACGCGGAGGAAAGAGCTATCATCTTGGATTTGTTTTCGAAGATCATTCTTTCTTTTTCTTTCATTAGTCCTTTTTCTATTAGGCCGTCCTCTATCTCTCTAATTTCTAAACGCTCTTTCATGTTTTGAGGGGCGACTAGGAAAGGCATAAGAACTGTTTTAACAGTATCTTCTGGAAGTAATAAAAACTCGTCTAAAACTAAAACATTAGCGCGAAAACCGCGAATCTTTTCTCCGCTCAAAGGTATAGCTGTAATAGTTCCATTGTTTACTTTCCATTCGTGGGCATCGTTTCTTTTCGTTTTATGCCCGAACGCTTGAGCCAACAATTCGGCTCCTTGGCTCTCTACAAATTTTTCTATGTTATTAAAGATAAACCTAGAAGTACGAAACGTCGGCCCTGCAATTAGTATTTTAGTTTCAGGCTCGAATATGCACTGCAGGAAACAATAAACAGCCGCTATGAAAGTTTTCCCACATCCACGACCCCATACGCACATATTAAAGTTTCTATTGAATAAGCCTTTTAAAGTTACCTCTTGGTACGGGGCCAGCTTTATTCCTGAAATTAGTTCGGTCGCCAAACCCAAATTAGCCCTTAAAAATTTAGCCAAAGATATTTTAGCTTCTCTGTCTCCGAGCTCTCCCTTGAGCAGCAGGAGCTCTTTATTGAAGTCCTTGATATTCTTGGGTTTGTATTTTTCTCCTTCGTACCACATTTTAATCTAAGTAAGCTGTAAGCAAACGTATCCCTTCATAAGATTTTCAAGTCATAGGCTAATTGTAAATCAACGTCTTTGCACATCCCTCCACTGACTAATATTTTTACGGATACTCTTTCTAATTCTTCCCTGCCTTTTACAAATAAAAATTGAACCTCCGAATAAGCTTGTATTAAGTCCCTTATGTTTTTGAATATGAAGTCTGGACTAGCTTTAATTTTTTTTGGTACATAGGGAAGCATATCAAAATGCAAGCATTCAGAAAGCGGTCTTTCTACAACAACGACAATATAAGCTTCGTTTTCAGTCGCTCTTTCTATCTCCCTTTTGAATCTCTCCAGTCCACCACTCATGGTTCCTATTAGATCTTTTATAGATTTTCTTTCTATATAGCAATTACAGGATAGCTCTGCGTCGTCCAAGCAGTAGTCTCCGTAATCAAGTTTCTTAACTTGAGTTGGCAATGAAAATTTTAAAGGTTTTTGTTCTCTTGTGTCTACGGCTATTCTAACCTGTTTATCCTTGATTCTCTTAGGGAGAAAAGAACTTTTATCTCCGGTGGGGTAAGTGGGGAAACGCCGCTTCAACCCTAGGGAGCCACAGAAATCATTATAGCTTCCGAAAAGGTCGTTGTAGTATTGAACCGGAGGGCTCATAATCGTTCTTAGTTCTACTTGCGTTGGCGAGTGTAAAATTTTCTTCTCCTCTACTCTTTTCTTCATTAAGCTAGAGCAGTATTCTTTTTTCTTCTCTTCGCTTTGATTCTTGAGCCAAGACTTAAGGTTCGTCTTGGTATTAAAGTCTCTGGAAAAATAATACTCTTTGTTTTTGAATTTTATTATCTCTCCGTTGTGCAAATCTTTTCTGGGAAAGAATTTTTGATAGTATTCGGCCATGCGGATACCATGACTCCTCAAGTGCATGTGAAGCTCCTTGTCTAGTTCAAAACTTTTTTTACATATAACACACTCAGCCATTTAAAACCTCGTCTTTTGTTAGACCCATTATTTTAGCTTTTACTTCGTCTAAAGATGATATCTTTTCCACTTCTTTTTCAAGTGCCACTTTTCTTAGCTCTGCCAGTTTTACGAGTTTGTGTCGACTCTCTTCGTCTTTCCATAATTGCACTAGATTAAGAATGCTAGCGCTGTCTTTGATTTCCTTGCTTAATCTTGCACTTCTTTTCTCCTTTAGGCTTTCCAAAAGTTTTTGCTGTCTCGAGACGCATTGATTATATTCTGTTTGAGCTGTGTTAATTGCCTCAACTAGCCCCATAGATATTCTTGCTCCTTCTGTATCGTCGGCAGCCTCGTCCAACAGTCTAGAGAGTCTCTCCACTCTTCTTTGAATACTAGCGGAAATAACCACCTCTGCAGCCAAGACTATATATTGATCGACTTCCTCTTGCGTTAAGTCTGGCTTATTATAAGTATACCTAATAAAAGAAGACTCAAAAAGCTCTCTATCTGTTTCGTTGCGGTAAGTATTAATCTGATGAGAAAATCTAAAAGTATGTAAATATCCAATTAATTTTTCTAATTCTTTTTTTTCTCTTGAAGTTATCTTTTCTTTATCTATGCCTTCGTAAACATACTTGTTGACCCTTACCAAAATCCTTTCTTGGGATTTCGGCGGTCTGTATTGTCCCGCTTCTTCAACTTGTTGGTCAGTTATTAAACCTTCTTGAATTTGAAACTCTTTTACGGCCCTGCACTCTAAGCTTAAAAAAGCTAATTCAGGATTTCCTGTGATGTATCTTGCGATTTCTATTTGAGACATTATTTCATTACCGGAAATGTCTTTGGAGTTGTTTCGTATAAATTCCTTTTGTTCTTCAGTAAAAGAAAAATGGTCTGATTGCTTGTCGTACTTTTGGGCAGGTCTAGCTTTTATTTTTCTGGACGCGAGAAACCTCTTTACGGCTCTACCTTCTTTGCTTCTTCCGTCCTTACCTTTGAATCCTGCTGATTCTTGAATTAGCTCCAGTAAAGAGGGAGCGTTGTCTTTTTCGCAACTGTTCCAAGCGTCAAGAATAGAGTCCTCTTGCTTTTTTGTTAATTTGATTTCTTCGCTCATAATATATCCGAGTCTTCTGCTTTAATCAATTTCTTGACTTTCATTATGATAGATTTTTTTATATTTTTTATTTGTTTGTATCCGGGACTTCTGTTCTTCTCTGACGTTTTGTAGCCCATCAACTTAGCTACTTCTTCTTCGCTTAAATTTTTAATATAAAGGTTTTCGTATATCTTCCACTCTATAGGTTTTAAAATTTTCGGTAGTATTTTATTTAGCCTTCGAAAAGATGCCTCGATATCTAAAGTGTCGTTTTGTAAATTAGAAATATCCTGTTTGTGGTTCTCTAACGAAACAGGAACTTTTATATCGTGAGCTATTTTTTTATTCTTTTCCCAATAGGCGTAAAGAGGACAAACGGAAGATTGCTTTTCGTATATAACGCAAAGATCTCCCCCTTCTGAAGCGGCACACCTCAAACATGGACGAGCATAATTACCATAATTATTCCTAATTAGGTTTTTAATCTGATTTGTAATGATTCTATTTAGCCAAGGAGCCAAAGGCTTGGAACCATCATACATATCCCACTTTTTATAAATATGAATTCTAAGAATTTGGGAAATATCGTCGAAGTCCATCCAAGTGATAGAAGTTAACTTCCATTTGGATTTTCTTTTTTGTATCTCAGAATCTATTTCCTTTATGTTATCTTCGAATTTAAGTTTTTGTTTTTCGTCTTCTGCCATTAATTGCCTTTTCTCAGGCTTCCGGCTTCTTGCTTGAATTGTTCTAAGAATTTTTTCTTGCTGATCCTAGGGCCATTCGAAGAACTAGGGATATATTCAACCGCTTGTGAATCGCTTGAAATACTTGACATGTCCCCTATTTTTGTTCCTGCGACCTTTAGTGAACCTTGCAAATCAAAATCTAACTTAGATATATCAGGAACTCTTAAGTGTTCGTCCTCAGAGTCTTCTTCGCTTTCAATTACTTGCTTTTCTTCGATCTGTACGCTTTCTTTTTGAGGTGCTTTTTTTCCTGTTACAAAGTTGGTTCCACAAGAATTGCAAAAATTAGGCTTCTGGCCTGAAAAATTAGCAACAGACCCACAGTGTTGACAAAAAATCCTCATAACTTATAATAATACACCCTAAGTAAAAAAACGCTAATATTATTCTAGAGTATTAACTTTTTTAATTATGAATTTAAGTATTTCTGAACGTACTATATCTTCTTCCCCAAATTCAAAAGTACGAATTCCGTTCTCTTCAGAGTCCTCCCCTGAGAATAGCTGTTTAAGCCTCGAGAATGCCCCTCTGTTGCCATTTTTCAAATCAGTTTGCATTGGATCAGCGCAGATGAAAATTTTACTACAATGGCCAATTCTAGTAAGAAAAGTAATGACTTCTTTTAATGTGCTGTTTTGGCATTCGTCAAGAATAAGGCATTTGTCATTCCAGCTCATTCCCCTAGAGAAGTTAATTGGGTAAGTCGAAATTCTTTCGTCTTTTTGCAGTCTCTTAACTTCGCTGTCGCTTAATAGTTCATTCAATTTATCCGCGAATGGCAAATTAAAATAATGGAGCTTCGTGTCTGCGTCTCCCGGTAAAAATCCCAATCTAGCATCGGAGCTTTCAACGGCCGACCTAACATATACAATATCAGATAGTTTTTTACTATTAAGTAGCCTCAATCCACAATATACAGAAAGCATTGTTTTAGAAGTACCGGCTGGACCAGACAAGAAGACTATTTTTGTTTTTTCGTTTAAAGCTAAACTTATGAATTCTTTTTGCCTATCAGTCCATTTTAGGTCTTTTATATGGAGTCTATCCTTGATTCTCTCTTTTTGACTCTGGTAAATTTCTATACTTCCATTTACCCCATTTCCCTTATAGCCCACCTCTAAGTCGTCGAAAGACTGAAAAGTGGCCCGAGATTTTATCTTAGGCATCGCTTAATAGTACACCCAAAAGCATTGAAGCGTGTAACTTATAGTAAAAAATGGAAGCAAGCGCATTAGTAACTCCAGAATTTCAACACAACGTGGAGCACGTCATGGGAACCTATGGATGGTTTGTTTTGTTGGCTTTTGTTGGGATCTTGTTTAAAGACGCCATACATAAGGCTGCTGAAGGCTTTTTAATATGCGTCGGTAAGGATTTTTGTAATGACGATGTTCTATACATAAGCGGCCGCCAAGCACGTATAGTAAGAGTCGGATTTTTAAAAACGATTTTCTATATGACAGATCGGGGGACCAAAATGATCGTCCCAAATGACAGGTTAAAATTACTAGTTATAGAGAAGAAGCTGCCTTTGAATGGAGGCTTCCCTTATCTGATGAAAGGCGGAGAGCAAGGATTCGAAGAGCAAAAGGCTATAACTGACAAAATGAAAGAGCACCCCAAAATAGAAAAAAATACTGGACCAAAAAAATGAAATATATATTAATGTTGCTTTTGTGTTTTCCTGTTTCTTTAGAGTCGGATATATTTGATCCGGATATAGAAATAGAAGTAAAAGGCTTAGTTTGTTCGTCCTGCGGCTTGGGCGTAAAAAAAGGACTGTCAAAGACTAAATTAGTCAAACTACTTAAATTAGACATAAATAGACAAATGGTTTTAGTGGAATATTTTGGAATAGAGATCCACCCTTCTGAAATAAGAAAAATAGTAAAAAATGCCGGATACGAAGTTTATTCTATAAAATGGCTAAAGAAAAAAGAACCCCAAAGGTACAATAAACCGTAATGCCTTTACAGAAATGCCCCACTTGCGATACTCATACTATCAAATACAATAAAGAAAGCAATATTTTTTATTGTACTGAATGTTCTTTTCATGTTTTAGCCGAAGATAGCTATGGGTGCACCTTCTTAAGAGGACATGTTAGACTTCAAAAAGAGTGTAATAACTAACGTTATGGCAGACCCCAAAGTTAACGATGATACAAGTTTAGGCATCAACCTGAAGTGGTTAGTGCAAATCATAATAGTAGCAGGAATGGTGGTATGGGGATATTTTGGATTAACTTCTAGGATTTCTCAATTAGAAATAGACGTACTACGTATGAAAGACAGCGTAACTATGAATTCAGAATTTCGCGTTAAGTGGCCCCTTGGTCAACTCGGAGCCCTGCCTGACGACGCTGAGCAAAATATGAGACTAGGGTTTATCGAAAAGGATATGGTAAAGTTAGAAGCTCACGTTGACAACCTTAGAATTAAAACAGTACAACAAGAACAAGAAAATTAACATAATGGCTGAATTAGACTCCAGATACGACGATAACATAACAGGAAAATATTTTGTTGACGAAGAATGCATAGATTGTGACGCATGCAGAGAAATGGCCCCAAGCAACTTTAAACGCAACCAAGAAGAGGGATATTCCTACGTATACAAACAGCCAGAAAACAGTCAAGAAGAAGAGGAATGCAAAACAGCAATGGAAGGCTGCCCTGTAGATGCTATAGGGGATTTCGGAGACTCGGGCGAATGTTGCAGATCATCTTGCGGCTGTCATTAAAAAATGAAACACCCAATAGGAGAGGTCATAATCGTAGGCATAGGATGGATAGCTCTATCACCTTTCATACTTCGTGATTTCATCGTGTTGGGATTCAAATGTCTAATAAAAAAAATAAAAGAAATAAGGGAAAAGTAAACATTAAAGGATTTCCTGACAACGACCTCCATATCACAATATTTATCTCGATCGGCCTAGTTTCCCTTTTTATTCTGAAGTCGTGTGAATAAATTAATTAGATTTTTTAAAAAATGGGATCAAATTTGGGTATTGTTAATTTCGTTTGTAGGAGTATCTATTTTTTCGGCATTCGTGATTTCAGGGATTAGTTATATAATTAAATTTTATTTCTTTAGTGATTAAACGTATATTATTAAGCGATGGATAATATTCCTAAAGGAAGGAAAATAACCCCGGCTATGAAGAAAAAGATAAAGTCGACGATAAAAACTCATGACTTTATAAGCCGCAGATACAAGATAAAATGGAAGAAACCCTCCAGAGAACTTGCTGGTGGAGACGCTTGGGGTCTGTGTGAAGATAATAATGCTCCGGAGAAAACAATACATATAAGCCCCAATTTAGGGGAATATGATTTCTTAGCAACTTGTTTGGACGAAGCTATCCATGCTTGTAATTTTTCCCTCGACAATGATCACGTAGGGGAAATGTCTGACAGTTTGGCTCATTTTCTTTGGAGAATAGGCTTTAGGATTGAGTCGGACAATTAACTTTTGACTTTTTACCCCGCGTAAAAAGTATTTTAGCGTGTAATTTGTTCAAGTAGGATGGAGATTCATTACATTATAGAAGGAGTGCTAGCGGCAGGAGGTTTCATGGTTGCTTTAATAATTAAAAGGGCTTATCAAAGCATAGATGAATTATGGAACAAACATGACGAGATGACTAGGAGACTAACTGAAATGGCAATAGAATTACCTAAGAACTATGTCACCAAAAATGACTTAACACATGCTTTAGATATTATACATGGCAGATTTGACAAAATAGAAGCTAAGTTAGAAAAAATCCACAGTCAAATCCCTATGAGATCTAGAAAGCTATCCGACACGCAATAAAATGAAAAATAATAAATATACTAAATTATGGAATGACTTAAAAGCGGACGAAAAGGCGGGTTATCCTCCTAAGTGCAATCCGGGTTATGAAGCTAGTGAAGACGGAAAGAAATGCGTCCTCATTAAAAAAAATAAAGCCAAATACAAAAAGAAATGGTAAATAATTTTAATATTGATCTGACAAACGAGATTAGATCAAAAAACGAGAATAAAACTCTTAACAAGCCTTTCCGTACCCCGAAAGGGCCGAAGAAGTTTTCTGTTTACGTAAAGAACGACAAAGGCAACATTGTTAAAGTTAACTTCGGCGACCCTAAGATGGAGATCAAGCGTGATGATCCAGCTAGACGAAAAAGCTTTCGTGCTCGTCATAATTGCAGTAATCCGGGACCAAAGTGGAAGGCTCGATACTGGTCTTGCCGTCAATGGCGCGCTGGCAAAAAAGTAGAAGGTTCTCATCCGGGTTACGATTGGGACGGAGAGACCATTTTTGATATACGAAATTTAACCGCCTCTATATATTGGATCGACTGGGACAATATTGAAGAAGTCGAAGATTGTATAGATTGCGGCTGCGGCGACTAATTATTTACCTCTTTTTCCCCGCTCGTCGTCCCGACGTTTCTTGTCGCTGCGTTGCATCAGTTTTTTCGAATCTGCTTGCAGGACGACCTTAGAGGGCATTTTAGTTATTGTTGTAGGTAGACTGTCCTCTTTAAGACTTAAGAGCTTGTGCACACCAAAGACGCTCGCTAACACATTAGTGGAACCAATGCTCTCGACACGTATGCCGGAATTTGCCTGAAGATTGGTTAATGATATAAATTTGTCGTCGCCATTCCCTCGAATAACCAAACTCACCCTCTTAACGTTGTTGATGCTGTTTATGCCCGTTAAGAATACTGTGCGACGAAGAATGTTCGTAACCGGGGGTAATATTTTTATTAATTTTTTTTCAGTAAGGTTAAAAGCATTGCGCTCAATGATTCCACTAAATATATTTGTATTTTGTGCATTTAGAGAAATTGCAACGCCGAAAAATAATATTAGTAGTTTTGTCATTGTTTATTGTTTACACTTATTCTAACGAGGCGATATAATCTGCCAACGTAACCATTCTGTCTTTCGATATAATTCAATAGAATTAAAATTATCTACCGCCCTTATTCATCATCCAAGGCCTTCCTTGGCTGTCTAGTACAGGATTACCGGGGGGAAGCATGAAACTTTCGCCATACATGCCTTCTAGGAGCCGTGTGGCCC